AATCATAAATAGGTGATTCAACTATTGCAGTCGGTGGCACATCAATTTTATCTTTTTCTGGAGTTACAACAATTGATTGATCTATTACAGGAGCATTATATATAGGCTCTGCAATTACAGAATTTCTTTCTTCAAATATTGGTGCTTGATAAATTGGCTCAACAGGAGTTTTTATTTGTCTATCAGGTCTTGATGGAACCGGCACTACATTACCGCCACCTGTTGTTGGGGGAACAACAGGAGCCGGTGCTTTTTTATTTTTTAAAAAATAATAAATACCAAAACTTGCTAAAGCTAATAATAATATATTTTGACTTTTCTTTTCCATATTATATATATTGAATATCGTTTTTAAATACGAATCCAGGAATACCATTCATAAAACTTTGACCAATTACAACAGATAGCATTTCAGTACCTTTTACACCGGTCATAGTCATTCCAATACCTGCGGTATCATAAGTATAAATAACATCAAAATTGTTATCATATACCTGTGTACCCTCTTTAGAAAATACCTCCGTTGTTCCGGTAGGAACATTACTTTGATGCAAATATGCTTTTACATTTCCTGTTAAGGGTTTTTTCTTAAAGGATGAAAAAAGTACATAAGTTAATAATAACCCACCTATTAATTTTGTTGTTTGTAATTTCATATTAAAATCTAAATTTTATTCCTTTTCGAGAATAGTTATCATTTATTTTATTTATTTCAGTTTTATCTAAATTACCTACAATAAATTGTACTAAATCCTGTAATCCATTTGTAGGAATCCCAAAATAATATTCCTGTCTTTTACCAAAAGTATCGTATAATAAAGAAAAATCAGCATCATTTTGTACCCTTGATACTTGATACCCAGCATCACTTTTATTATCGCTTACTGATGATCTTGATAAATCATTATAAATATTATTTGCAATAATTTGCCATTCTCCTTTTGATTTTGTTGGTGTTTGTGTTGATATTGATTGATTCAAATAATCTTCAATATTTTGTGTTTGTTCTAATTCTTGCCTTCTTATTGATGGACTTTTTATTATACCAAATTTTACTAATAATGGTTGAATAACAAAAAAATAACCTGCACCTATGCCTATGGCATAAATTAATATTTTTTCGTTTTGTTTACTAACTGGCATTTTATCAAAGGTTAAAAAAGTTATAACATAGCTAACAATGAAGCTAATTTCATACTATTCATTTCATTTAATTTTCTTAAATGATCAATAGTTACGCCTTTGCTCATTAAATCAGTTAGTATTTGTATTGGTTCCTCTATATTGTCATTAATTCCTGCAATACCCGTAGGAACACCTAATCCTCCATTGTCAGTTAAACCTAAAAACTTACTTACACCTGCAATCATTAATCCTTGTACCTGTGGACTTTTTAATAATTCGGTAAATGTATCTTTTTCAATTGGTTCATCTTCTTCAAATTCTCTTTCACTTAATTTTGACAATATTAAGTTTTGATTCTCAATCATTGCCTTCAATAATTGTGTATTTTCATTATCCCTAACACCTGCAATATGATGTGGATTATATATAGCACGTTCTAATTCAGCAGGTCTAAATTGAATAGAAGCATAATGGGGAGTTACATTAGTGATATGCCCTGCTTTATCTTTTTTCGGATGCAACTTTAATGTCAATAAAGTTCCTACGCCGTTTTGTTCAAAAGCGGATATATTTTTTTCTAATATTTGTCTTCCTGCATCTTGGTCATCATCATTCCAAGAGAAATTCATTTGTTTAGGCCCCGACCAAACAGAATAATACGGAGTGGATGAATTATCATCAAACCACTCCATAATTCCGCGTGTGCCTGTAACCATTGCGTTGTTGACAGCCATACTATAATAATTTAAAAATGGTAATAAACACCAAAAGAATAAGCTACGTTAGTAGTACTTAATGCAGTTGGTAATACTACATATGATTTAACCCAAGAAATTGTAATACCATTAATTGCAGGAAGTTCAAATGAATATGGATCAGCAGCACTATTTACAATGTTATTCAATCCTAACATAGGAGTATTATAAATCAATTGTAAATCACCTTCATATAAAGTCAAAAATGACTTTTTAAGATCCGCAGTTGTTACTGGCGTACTACCTGTTAGGGGAGTTGCAGTAATTGTACCCGCAGTATAAACTTGAATTGCAGTTATTTTAGCATTACGCAAATTTGGTAAATCCGGGAAATAAAAACGGGTTAATGTCGATCCACTTGGAACCGCAATCTCTACCGCTTCAAATCTATCTATACGTATCATAAATGCGTTTTTAATAATTTAAAAAATGGCGGTAATGTCCGACCGCCGGCGGTAGCGTTTAAACTTCGCAAAAGTTATTTTACACTCGAACAATTTTGTGCTAAGATACCAAACCAATTCACACAAACGTATGTATTTGAATCCAAAGTACTTGGGGCTCCTGGTAATACGATACTTGCGTTAATGTTACTTGCACCATTCAATACAATATTTGGCTCACATACTTGAACACCATATTGATCAAAACTTACTTGATCAATTAAATATTGTGCAGGGCTTGTAGCAGTTGCAGAGTTAAAGTTTGTATTTTGTTGTGCTTGAGGTACGTCTAAGTGTTGTAAAATAGACCACTTAGGCAATACGTTTTGGTTGTTTACTTGAATATTCAAATAACCATTGTATAAACTATACAATTGTGCGTTTCCTGTTGAGAAAGCAGTTTTATTTGGATATGTGTAAGATTGTGCTACCGCACTTGTAGAAGCACCACTTACTAAAGTAATTTGAATTGCACTTACAATGAATAAATCTTGTAAAGATAATCTTTGCTCACGTACGGTTGGAGTGCCGTTAGTATTATCGTTAATTAATACAGGTACGTGGTAAGATGCACTTGAAGTAGATAAAAGTACCTCACTACGTAAATAAGAAGGAGTCAATACCGCGTGAGAAGTATCATATCCTAATTGATTGATTAGCATTCTTGAGTTTTCGAATACTAATCTTTGTCCCATTTGAGTTGCCATAATTTTATTATTTTTTATATTTTATTAAAAGTGAAAAAAGTTGATTAACAAGTTTCGCAAATTGCAGCGTTTCTTACACCGGCAATATATGTTCCTTTACTTGCTAATTGAGTACCTGCAATATTACGTACTGGCTCATTACGATATGGATTCATCATTGCTCCAACACCTTTTAATACACCTGTGCTTTGCAAAATTTTAACACCACCTACGGCGATCATACCAGCACCTAATTTGGCACCTACATCACCTTTGATGAATTTTGGAGTGAACACACCTGCAACAATAGGTACTACACCACTTACTAATGATTTAGTTCCTGCACTCATTGTGCTTGTTGCAGTTGCTTTGCTTACCATATTGCCAACGAATTGAGCAATTACACCACCGCCTACTAAATAAGCAGCAGATGTAAATGTACCTTTCATACCTGACATACCGCTTCTGCGACGTCTGTATGTGGATTTTTTAGCTTTAGATTTTCTTCTTGCCATTTTTTTTGATTTTTATTTGTTTTTGAGAAAATTTTTATATTGTAAAATTACCTAAATCGAATTCATTTTTAGTTTCCATAGCATAATCTAATGATAATAAGTTCCTATCAGGTACACTTAATAATTCATACCATTTATCACCTCTTGAACCATGTTCTTTATGATATTTCTGCATTGCAGCATCTATATAATATCTCCATAATTTTGCAGCTTTATTAATATCATAAGTACCTTTTTTATATTTTTTTCCTAAATTAATTAAAATAGGTCTTTTTCTTTGTTGATATAACATATAATCGCTATCAGCATATAATTGTATTTCTATTGCCGCATCTTTATCTTTATATGTTGGTAATAATCCAATTTTAATTTTTTTACCAATCATATGTTTATGTTGCGCTTCATCTAATCTTTCAACATCTTTTTTTACTTTATGTATTCTATTTAAAATACCTGTTTCAGTAATTTTTTTCTTTTTTACACCACTAATCTTGCGTTTACGTTTAATGGTTGCGTATCCGTGAGGCATTTTTAAACCTTTCTTTGCTAATTCTCTTTTAACAATTGCACTATCCTTTGGCCCGGCAATTCTTTTTTTAGCAACTTTTTTAACTGCTTTTTTACGAGCAACTTTTTTAATTGCCTTTTTTACAACTTTCTTTTTTCCGTAAATATGTGCAAATGCTTCTTTTAAAGAAACACCTGTTTTAGTTCTATATGCAATTGCTTGTTTAAATTTGGCCTTTGCTAATTTTTGTGCCTGTGTCATTTGTTACTTTTTTAATAATAATAATAATGCTAAAGCTATACCGCCATAAAGCAATAAATTGTTTTTATTTGATAATACATTAGTAATACTTTGTATTGGATTAGCATTAAAATTAATTTCAGCTTGTGTAAACATTGCTTGATCTAAATTAGCATACATATTATTTCCATCTCCTCTTGTATTTCTAATTGATAAAATATAATTGTTAAAATAAATCTTATCATCTGCTAATAATGTTTGATAATCATTAGGAAATGCTTGTCTATACCATAGTAATAATTCTCTTGCTTCTACATCTTTTGATCTTACATCTATTTTTTGACCTGCTGCAATTACTAATCCTAATCTTTCACGTGCATCTACATTTTGCAACTGCGGTTTTAACGCATCTATTATTTTTCTTGTATCCTTTGCAGGACTTTGAAATGCTCTACTTATAAATGGAATAATTGTAGGTAATATGCTTATTGCACTTGTAACAATAGCAACAATAGGCTTCGCTGCGGCAACTGCAACAATAGGCACTATACCTACTTTTGCATCATCTCTATATCCTATATAGCCTACGTTATTCATTATTTCTTTCTTGTTAAAAAGTAAATACCTAAACCTGCAACCGCAAATAGTAAAATAGTATTTGTACTCATACTTTTATCTTCTGATAATGGTGCCGGTGGTATATATTTATATTGGTTACCACTTGAAAATCCTCCACTTGGCATTCCTCCTTTTGTTGCAGTTATAATACCAGGAGTTGCTTTTAATACTGAATCAAATATATCAGTTAAAGTACTACCTATTATATTATTTTCGTTTGTGTTATCATTACTAACACCGCTTAATCCTACTAATGACATTTTATTTACGTTTTTATCTTTAAAAAAATATGGTTGTTTTTTTTCATCAAATTTATTTAATACAGGATCAATCCAAAATTCCTCACCATCACCACGCACAACACAAAACACGTGTTGAGGTACTTTGTCAAATGGATCATAAGATGCAAACCTGTATAATACCTCAATATCTTCACCTGTGTTTCTACGAATAGAATCTGCTATACCACAGGCCATGAGGCTATATGATTTACAATCGGAAGGAGTTGAAATTATACTTGCAGGAGATTTTAAAAATTGTAATTCATTACTTTCAATTGAATATGGTACATTTTTCTTTAAAAAATCAAAAATATTTTTTGAAGTTTCATAAAGATCACTACCAATAAAATAAGGATATATTTTATCGTATTCTTTTTGATATTTATTATGTGTTTCTAATATACCACTTATAATATCATTTACACCTTGATTTTCAACAACAACACTTTGTTGATTTAAAAATGGGCTTAATTTTCCTAATATAGTATTTGCACTTACCATTAAAAATTATATTTAAATTCTAATGGTATAAAAATAAAATCAACAACCATACTACCGGTAAATTCTAAAGAAAATTGATCAGTTTTAAATTTACGAACTAAATCTGCAACTCCTAAATAAGATAATGTTACAGGAATATTTATAATACTTGATCCTCTAACAATTATCATTGGTGTTATACCAAACACACTACCAACCATTGCACCATCAATATAAAGATCACCAGTAATATTTTGTAAATCTGCCGTAGTATTTGTCGGATTATTGACTTGAACTTGTAATAACAATGTAGGATCAGTTAAACTAATTCTTGAAAAATCTAAATTCTTAAAAAAAACATTAATGCTTTTTGATAATAAGAATTTGCTATAAGCAATATAACCTATTATACCTGCTATAATCCAACCCAAATAATTTTTTTTCATTGAATTAATTGTACGTAAAAATACGTTAATTATTGAACAAAACAAGCCAAAATGACCTTTTTTGTTAAATTTTCAAAATGTGGATAAATTTAGGGTACATTTTGTCTTATATTCGTAGAATAAAATTATATTCGCACCATCATAGATGGTCGAATATAATTTCTAAAGTACCCGTAAAACGACCTTTACAATATACTTTTTTCACCTTTATTTACATAAAAAGCAAATAACATTTGGTAATATCCGAAATTTATATAATTTTGGTTAATACTAACATCAAAACCGCTTATTATGGCAAATGCAACATTGCAGGAGCATACACTCCTCGACATCATGAGAATCCAAAAACGAATAGAAGTTTTGGATCAATTACAATCATTAAAAAATTGGAACAACATTCGGATCATGTTTGAAGCACACAAAGATTTCAAACAGGAATTTGTTATTCTGGATCAATTTGTATTTCCTTTCCAATTGGAACAGGAATTAAGGAATTTGATTGAGGATAGTGTTGAACAATTAAACAGGGATTTAGAAACTTTAAAATTCAAACTAAAAAATTTATGAAAACATTAATTAGTAATGCTTTTACAACTATGCCTATACAGGATAAATTTGGAGGAATAGGATTTCCGAGTAATGGATTAACAAAACTTGAATATTTTTCTTTGGAAATTTACAAGACAATTTATAAAGAAAATATACTACCGGAAACATTGATAAAAGTATCAATTGAAGATGCAACTAAATTTTTACAATCATTGGAAAAAATCCAAAAAGACATTTTAAATGAAAAAGAAACAATACCAAACCTCATCCAATCATAATTTTGAAGCAATAATTATATTAATTTTTGCTTTTGTAGTTGTCGCAATGTTCCAAAATTGGTAAATGGAGAATAATACTAACATTCAAAAACCATCCTTTGACCAATTACTTGAACTGCGAAAATATAAACCCGACCACATACCCGATAACGAAAACGTAATTTTACGAATTGGCGGTAAGGCGGTGGGATCAACTCAAGCATACATTATCTTTGGAGGATTGCCGAAAGCAGGCAAATCAAGTTTTTTAAATTCTTGTATTGCCTCTGCATTTGTTCCCTACGATATTTTCACAATGAAAATAAATCTTCCGGAACAAAGGCAAAGGCTATGCCTGTTTGATACTGAATCATCCGATTTTGACTATTACAAAAGGATTAAGCAAATATTAAATTTTGCTGACTTATCACATATTCCTAAAAATTTTGACTCATTTCAAGTTCGAGAGGATGGCACCGGAACAATTAGAAAGATGGTGGAAAGATATTTGGAATTAAATCCGGATTGTTCCGTTTTAGTTTTAGATGGATTACTTGATCTTATTGTCAATTATAATGATGAAACTGAATCATCTATGCTAACTAAATGGTTGAAAAAAATTACCAAAGTATATGATTTGTTGATTATTTCAGTATTACATTTTAATAAATCTAATGATCATACAACAGGTGTAATTGGTTCCCATTCGGATAGATTTGCTCAATCTACTTTAGAAGTTAAAAAAGATAAGGAAAATAATACTTTTGTAATGCAGTCCAGGTTTATGAGATCGGATGCTGATTTTGAACCTGTTACTTTAATGAATTTTAATGGTAAATTTGAACAGGTAACAAATGAATCAGTAAAAAAGAAAGGTAATAAAGCATCGGATTTGAATGCTCTGGAATCTCAAAGGCTATGTAAACAAATAGTATCTATACCAATGTTATATAGTGAGATTGTAGATGAAATTAAGGAACGAACTGCCGAATCTAATACGTATGCAAAGCAATTAATGAAACTATGGATTAGTAATGCCTACGTTGTGAAAGACCATAATAATAAATATAAAACTCGTTAACTTTTTTAACCTTTATGAAAAAACTAATATTTTTAATCGTATTATCTTTTAAATTTTTATGTGCGGTAATATTTGCACTTATTTTAATGCTATGGGTAGTTTTTAAACACATTTTGAAACAATATAAAATAATGAAATGAAAATAATATTAACTATCATTTTATGGGAAATATCAAAAACTTTATTTTATAAACTTATGAACAAATAAATATGAAAAAGATTTATTATTTAGGTTATTACATTTATGAAATTGGCGGTCAATTTGTTTGTGGTATTGATAATTCATATCACAAAACATTGATTTCTGCTAAATGTCATATTGATTATTTAACCCAATAAAAAAAGAAGGTCATCCTTTTTAGGGGATGACCAATTGAACATATTTACTAACATTCAATACCGAAACCGGCAACTTTTTTCACTACAAATATAGGAAATTATGAATTACACACAAAAAATTTATTTTATTATACAGGAACGCAAAGGAGCCTGTTTAACTGACCTTTTAGAGATCACTAAATATAAAAGGATCACTATTTTACGAGCATTAAGTAAATTACTTGTAACTCGTAAAATTAAGAGCCTGGACTATTTAGGAATCAAATTTTTTGTAATAAACCCTAAAAACCTGTAATATGGCTAAAATGCTTTACACTGCCATTGTATTTTTTGAAAATGATAAGATAGTAAGGAAATACCGAAATATCTCAAATTTGAGTACTTTTATGCGGTTTTTAGAGAAAATTGAGGCACACTATTGTAATTTGTATTTTAAAGAAACAAATGCCTATTATAAACGTTTATATGTAAATAAATAAAGGCGGGTAGAAACCCGCCTCGCACACCAATAAACCTATATATGGAAAACAATTTAACTTAAAAAAAGTTGCTTTTCAGCATTTCTGCGTTTCACTAATCCATCCGCTTTTTTGCCACCTGCAAAAACCCATCTATCAAATTCATTAGATACTGCTATTTTATTAGCACCTGCATTCAGTAATTTAAGCAAAGTACTATCCCTAAATGCACCAATTCCTATATTATAGCTTAATGAACTTAAAGCAATTAATTGATTATCAGTTACAGGAACTTTTACAATAGATTGAACTACCTGGTAATCTTCCATTGCATCATTGATCAACCATCTTTTAGCGGTTTCCTTATCAATAATATCCGTTTTTATTACAGGTCTTTTAGCATCCCAATTGTATTGGGAACCATAACCAACGGAATATCCTGTAAAATCAAAATACGGAATTTGATAAAACCCCTCAAAGGAACTAATTGTGTTAAAAATCTTATCACTAATGGCTCCAAATGGCGTTTTATTTAATGCGGTTGCTATTTTTTTTCTTAACATATATAATATAATTGCCGTTCCTATCACTCTTAAAACGACTTTTTCGTTTTTAGTCATAATATTATTTTGAATCCTGTGCGGATGCACCTAATAAAAAAGTGCTTAACGTAGAAACAATTTGACCTGCGCCTTGTAATTTTCCTGTACTATTAGATGCAAAGAAACCACCAACGGCGGCTAACAATCCAAAAATAGTTGTTTTAAGATTTTTTTTCATTTTTTATTTTTTTAATATTATAGATAATAGTTGTAACTGATGCAATGCCACTTAATAACATAAACAATGTACCGGCAATCATATTAATTTGATTTATGCTTAATATGTAAGTTCCTACACTTATCATTGCGCCTGTAATACTTGTATGATCTAATTGGTTATTGCTCATTTGCTCTATCTAATAATTGTTTAGCAATTGTATTAAAGGCTTCTGCTACCTGGACTGCGGTATCTATATTGCCCATAACACCCTTTTTAATTGATTCATCAATTAATGCTTTGATAATTTCTAATGCTTTTTGATTTTCCATATTTATATAATTGTTAAGTTTAATTGTGTTGCACCCCATTGATACGCGTATGCGTTTGAATCCGGACTTGTTGAATATGCTTCATAATCAAAACCGGTCATAGTCAAATTTCCTTCTGCCAATTTAATTCCTAATTCTTCAATTGTACCACTAAATAAAGCATAATAAAATGTTGCTGAATTACTTAGATTATCATTAATTGAATAAAGGTTAAAAATGTTGGCGTTTATAAAAGATCCATTGTACCAAATTGATACGGGTTGAATTTGTTTCATATTTTTTTTTTAATAAATTTGATAATAACCACTACCATCCGCAATAATATAGCATTTTCCTGTTGATGCTAAAGTAATTGAGGCAACATCTACACCGGCTAAATTATAAATCGTAAATCCACCAAAAGCTGCTATTGTTTGTGGAAAAGCGGTTTTATTTACAATAACATATTGATAATTATTACTTGCAGGGGTTGGTAATGTATAAGTTTGACCAGCAGGAATTCCTGACGCTATAATATGATAAAATGTAGTATTAAAAGATGTACTTGTTGTAGCAATTAATTCACCACTAAAGGAGCCATTTACCGCCGTTACAATACCATTAACTTGTAATTTACCTTGACCATTGTCTGTTGTTGTGTTTATTAAAATTGATCCTGTTGCTGTAATAGTTAATGCATTTATAGTTCCACTATTTACATAAAATCTATGGCTTGTATTTGTAACATAAAAAGCTGAAGTAGCATCATTTCCAATATTTAAAATTGATGAACCTCTTGTTACGTTTAAATAAACATCAGATGCTGAAGTTAATTGTAATGATTGCCCTGATGCACTAAATGTAGCACTTGTACCACTTAAAGCACCTGTAATTCTTGCCGTACCTTGTACATCTAATCGAAATCCGCCGTCAGTGAATGTTCCTCCATTTTGTAAAGTTAAATTTCCATTTGTAAAAAATTGAGCAGCTCTTGTTGTGCCTAATTCAAAACCTAATGTTCCACTTCCACCACCAGACCTTATTCTGAAATCACTTGCAGTTGCTCCATTTATATATCCAACGTTGCCTTGAGGGTTACCATCACTACCTCTTGCAAAAAATAAATCTCCAGCATTACTTGTTGAACCTAATATAAGTTGTGCTGAACCTCTTTGATTAATTCTCATACCATATTGAGTAGTACTTGTAAAACTACCTAAAGTATATGTTGGGTTAATATCTAAACCAATTAAGGCATCTCCATTAGCAGAAGCTACTAAAGTAGGTGTAAGATAAGTACCTCTTGCAATTGCACTACTTGCAGTTGTTGAACCTGTAATTAAAGTTGATGAACCTAAAGTTATCAAACTACCACTATCACTTATATTTGAATTACCTATTGTAGAAGCACCTGTGAACTTTGGTAAAGTGTTTGTAGTACCTGTACCTGTTACTGGATTAGTTAAAGTTGTTACTGATCCATCTGCCATTAAATATTGACTTGCAGTACCACCGCTTTTAATTATACTTGTTGCGGTAAAAGTACCATTTAAAGTAGTTGCACCGGTATTTAATATTGTTAATCTTGTTGTTGCATTTAATACATCAATTATTTCAAAACTATTAGCACCTGCATTGTATAAATTACCAATACGCCATTTTCCTGTACCTGCATTTTGAAATAATAAATAACTATTATTTGTAGAAGTTCCGTTCAAATGAAGCATAGTACCTGTTCCGTGAATATCTAATGATACACCCGGACTTGCGGTACCAATACCTAATCTATTATTTGTATCATCCCAAAAAAAGTTTGCATTGTCTTGACTTTGTAAACCGCCTGTACCTGCGAATAAAATTGATCCTGCGGTTATACCTGTATTTGTAATTGAATTACTTGATAATCCACCTGCGGTAATTATAATACCTGTTGCAGTTGAATTACCATTTAAACATACTGAACTTAAAGTACCTCCACCCACACCGGCATCCGCAACTAATGTCCAGGCAGTACCTGTATCTTCAAAAATTTGTCCACTATCAGTTGATACAAATAATCTACCTTGAAACCCAAAAGCAGGTCTATTAGCTAAAGTATCCGTATATAATGCAGGAGTACCTTTTTGATTCAATACCTCGTAATAAACTCTTAAGCTCATTTTTATTATTTTATGTTATTAAACATTCAAATATCTCTTTCTAACAACAACAACGTTGTTTCCGGTTGATGAAGTACCAAAGTTCACAAAAAATCTTTGTGTTGTTACCTCACCTGTGTTTCCAGCAATTTCAAATTGTTGGTTCGGTTGTAGTGTAATATTTTCAATTTTCACTACACTTGTACCATAATTAATAAAAGTTAATCCATTATAAGGATAACCTCCTACGTATTGGCTAACATCACAAGTGTAAAAATCTACCTCGTATGTTAATGCGGTTATTTTAACATCATTCATATTAAATCGTATTTGGTATGTTACCTAATTTTTTATATCCCGAAAGTGAAAAATATGCCCTGTATGAATTATCTGCAATTAATCGACTATTTGCATCTAACTTTTGTTCAATTGGCGTTCCTGTATCATTTTGTGGCTCATTTGGATTTGCAGTTGCACCACTTGGAACAATTACACTTTTTTTATTTTTATAAAAAAAATACAATCCTAAACCAACAATACCTAATAATAACAATGTTTCTTTTTTCATATAATTATCTTCTTTTTAGTTCAAAATCGTATTCAACAGGCTCATCTCTTACATATAACATTCCTATAAAAGGTATATTATTCACAAAATCATTTACGCTTTGTATATTTCTATCTTCAACAATAGAAGTTTGTTCGATTTGATATATTGGCTCATTATATATTGGTTCAACAGGAGTATCAACCACAGGATCATAATATATTGGATCATTTATAATTGGCTCATCCCAAATTGATGCAGGAGGCTCAATATAATCATAAATAGGTGATTCAACTATTGCAGTCGGTGGCACATCAATTTTATCTTTTTCTGGAGTTACAACAATTGATTGATCTATTACAGGAGCATTATATATAGGCTCTGCAATTACAGAAT